AAAGAAATGAAACTACTAATTAAAAGATTTAGCCACGAAGAAAACCAAACACTAGGCTATGCAATCGTTTTTAACGAGAATAACGGGGTTCAATATACATTCAGTACGTTAGAGTTGCCTTGGAAGGAGAACGCTAAGAGGATAAGCTGTATTCCAGTGGGAGAGTATAAGGTAGTTAAGCGTTGGTCTGATAAATACAAAAGACATTTCCACGTTTTAGATGTACCTAATCGCTCTTATATTCTTTTACATAGCGGAAACTACAATATACACACATTAGGTTGTATTCTTTGCGGTAAAGAGCATTTAGATATTAATGGTGACGGAGAAAGAGACATAACATCATCTAAGGCTACAATGAAAAAACTTAATGAAATTCTTCCCGATGAATTTACTATGGTGATTGAGGGCTAATACGCAAAAGCGTTACACAAAACGTGTAATCCGTCACAAATTTATCAAATATTTGTGACGAAGAAAAGCCTTTATTTAATCGTTAAATTTTCTAACCATACCACAATCACGTTACCCACCATTAGGCTTATCAGGTAATCCCATCCAATATTTTACAGTACTTAGTTTAAATGTGTTTTGGTCATCATCGTGCCACACTTCACCAAACTCACTATCATTTTCAAGCCTTGATATTACAATGTCTATATTATCAATAGGGTGTACTAATACTCTAATACCCTCTTTTGGTTTCTGTGTTTTTATATTAATCCATTTCATAATATTCTATTAGTCTATCTAAGTACTCTTTAGCTTTAGTATGTTTCTTTATTAAAAAGCTTGCGTATTGTGCTTGGTGCTACGTTATATTTTCTAGCTAATTCAGAAAAGTTTATTTCTTCTTTTTCTTTACCATTAAAAAACTCTAAAACCTCATCCAAAACTCCCTTTCCATAAAGAGTATAATCTCTATTTATAGCCTGAATTTTCCTAGTTGTGTACCTGCAATTATGCGGCGAATAACCCAAAGAATTATCTATTCTGTCCAATGTTAATCCCTTTTTGTATCCGTTATCCAATGACCAATTTATAAAAGCTTCTGAGCTATCTGCCCATAAAGAGCAAACACCTCTTTTACTATAATATTCGTACTTCACATTTTTAGGATTATAACATCTATCTTTCATATTTAACCAAGTAGAATATAACGGATGCTTTCTTAGACCGTGAGTAATACTTTTACATTTATCACAGCCGACACCAACTCTTTTTCTAGTATAGTCACTAGTCTTTTTTACAACTATATTTCCGCAATCGCAAGATGCTTTCCAATAATGACAAGCCTTACCGTGTTTATTTTTAGAAATGTATTCTTTATTTAATACCGTCAGAGTGCCTACTATAAACCCTGTTAAATCCTTTGCTTTTCTTCCCATTCTATTAGTCTATTTAAATATTCTCTACATTTTTTCAAATCTTCCGCACCGTTCTTTTCTTTCCATCGTCTAATGTACTTTAGGATATTACCCTCACAGAAACCTATATCGTTATCTAAGCAAAACTTTATAACATCGTTATCTGATTCGTAGTGCTTTGGCTTTATTTTATCTTCACTCATCTGTTTTAATATTATGTTTTTTTCTGTATTTAATTTCCGCAATATAAAATGGAATATATTTATTATCAGGTCTATACTTAGAGTGCGGTATTACTCCATTATGCAATTCAATTCTATTTGCTATAATAAATTTTTCTTTCATAATCCTAAAAATATAATTGCAAACATAATAATCATTAGTATTCCCGTTGCTACTTCTGCCGTGTATTTCTTCATTGTCTTTTTATTTTAGTTTAATAATCTCTATTATTTTTAGTACCCTGCAATATCAAAAGGCTATCGTGTTGATATTCATAATTTATTGTTTTTAAATAATTTCTAATTCTACTTCATCAACCAACCCTAAAAGCATTTCTAAGTTTCCTCTTGTTAGGGTTAGATAAGCATAGTCTTTAGTGTTTAAATGTACGCAACCGTCATTATGAAACTTACAATCTATAACGTCTAACTCTGCATCCACTATTTTAGCGGTAATAATTTCCCCTTCAATGATTAGCTTATCCCTTTCTGGGCAAAGAGCATCTTCAATATTAAATTCTTTCTTTTTCATAGTTTTAATTTGATACAAATATAAAAAGAGCCTCTACATAGCAAAGGCTCTTTCTGTTAAAAATATTTAAAAGGATTCTTAAAAGTTGTGTGTAAGCCTACTTATCTGTCCTAATTCTGGGTGATGTATAAATGCTTCAATAGCAACCTTTGCCCCAAAGTAGCCCGAATTTTTGTGCCATAAATCTACTGCGCTAGGAGAACGTAGGTACTCAACAGTCATGCCTATAAAGTCCTTGCCGCTTCTGAACTTAAACATATCTTTATGGTGTATGTGATGTAAATAAGCATATCTGTATTCTGTTTCAGCCCACATTTGCTTCTCTTCGTGAGCGGCAAGATATGGTATTTGGTCTAGCTTGCACCCATCACCGTGTGAGAAAGACAGCATATTGACTCCATACTTAGCGTATTTTCTGTGTATATTACTAACGTCTAACGTTACGTTTTTATTATTATGAAAGTAGCAACTAACAGCATCTGCTAACATAAATCCACTCATATAATCGTGATTGCTCGGACAATGGATGACATTAACGTGCGCTATTGTGGTAAGTCTTTGTATTATCTGACAATAAACAATTCTAGCTATCTTAAAGTTGTCATACCACATCCCATCTGTATCTTGTGGCGTTCCAGCGGTTGTCGTTCTCTTAGTGTTGTCGATATGGAGTATATCATTACCTATTACAAAGTAAACCATATCTATATTATACGGCTTAGACTTGTCTATCAGTGATTCACTTCCTTCAATTGCTCTGCTAATCGCTAAGTCTACATCGTAGTATTCACCCGTTCCTTGCATTGTGGCTAACTTACCTATATGTAAATCAGCTATATCTAAAATAAGACAATGAGCATCCTTTATATTCTTTCTCTTGTATTTCTTAACTTTAGGGGATAGTTTACTCATCTCTGTAATCATATCCTCTTTAATCAAATCGTAGTCTACAACCTCGTCTTTAAAGTCAACGTTCTTAACTAATGTAGATGTTCCCGTTTCAGAATCTTTTACCCAAGCCACCTTCCAAGAGTTAGCTGTTATATTGTTTCGGTGTAAGGACTCATCTATAATAGAATCTAACTTTCCGTTTCTCCTCTTAATATACTTCCTTAGAGCATCTACTTTACTATACTCAACATCTCCTAGTATTTCTCTTGCCATTTTACTCCAATCAGACCTACCAGAACCTAAAAGTCCATCTATTTTAGTGTCATATTTAAACCACTTACTCATAACATTTGATTTTAGTTTTTACGAATATACTCTATTTTTTTATTTCTATATCCTGTAACCCTTTTGTTTTAAACATTTTGAGGTGGTTTCCGTCAATAAAAGGGCAACTACTGCGAAATCCACAGACAGATTTACAGAACATATTACGCTCTCCTTTTTCATCTAATAGTTCTTTGTAGTCAGGGGTAAACATTCCCTTCATACCCATTTTTTCTACCTTTAATCTACCCTCAATCTCTAGTATTCTGCCTTCAGCGAACTCAATAGCCTCATCCATATCAGCCTTATTGAACTTAATAACCTTTGGTTTGTCCCAAAATTGAAAGAACTCAAATATAAGCTGTTCGGGGTATTGTCCGTGTATTTGATGATAGCCATAAGCATAAACGTATAACTGTCTAGCCTTTTCTTTTACGTTTTTTCTTGTGAATCGCTTGCTTATTTTGTAATCCCTAATGGTTAAATTGCTCTTTCCATCACTATCAACGCTTACCCTATCTACAAAGCCTTGAAATTTCTTGCCCGAAGGAAGGGTAAATTCTAGGTGTTCCTCCACCGAAACAGTTTCACCTAACAGCCAATTAGTATTCTCTTTAGTAAAGAAGGGAAGTGTTTTATTATAGTAATGTTCAGCGGCTTCTACTAGTTCACCTTCTTTATTGTAATATCCAAAAGGGTTATCTAATCCATCAACAGCATCGTACCAGCTATTCTTAACGGCTTCTAAGCAATCCTCTTGCGTCATTTCGTCTTTAGCTGCGTGTTCCATTAGGTCGTGTTCAAATTTTCCCCCGACATTCCATATGTTATCTTCACCTTTATTTTCTAGTACATAGTTTTGATAAAATGCAGCTAGGCAAGTGTAATTAACTCTACTCCAAGAGTATGTTGTTTCTTTCATACTAAATCCTCCTTAATGTTTTCTATTATTGCTATTAGTTTCATATCTCTATCCTTTAATTAACCATTCTTTTTCGTAACTTTCCTTTGGGTTAGCGTGAATATATAAATGCCCTTCACGGCTGACTGCCATCCAAAGAGTAGAATCTAGTAATCTTTCTCCATTTCTTTTCATTTTGTGATGAATTTCCGTTGCATCTAGGTTTGGATAAACTTCACACTTAGGGTTCTGCTCTAAAAATAATCTTCTTAAAATGGTGTAAGCTTGATTCATCCTAGCCCTTTTAGATGACACTTGCTTAATCTTTTGCCTTACTTTCTTGGTTTTTGTTTTAGGCTTGTATTTAGCGGAGCAATCTTTACAACCAAACTTTTTGGTAAAGTAATAACACATCTTACCATCTTCTGTGTTGTTAGGGTCTTTACAGGGTTTCTTTTTGTTAATCATTCAAACATATTTTTTCGTGCCTTAAAAATCCGTTATCCAACAGTTGCTAAGGAAACATTAAAACGCTGGCTTAGCTTGGTGTTAACTTTTCTTCAACTCAAATATAGTGTCATCTAATTCCTTATCAACTATTTCATCAATCTTTTGTGATAAATTAGTAATTACATCCTGACCTTCTACAAACACACCACCTATACTTACATCCTTCTCCAACTCTTTCATTAACTGATTGAGTAGCATCTTAGGCTTCTTATTGTACAGCTTAGTTCCTTTTATTTCGTCTAACACTTCTATGAAGCTTTGTCCGTGTAGGGCTAATCTAGCTCCTATTTTAAATAAGTCGTTATCTGAGTGTCTCATAATGTTTTAAAATATTCATTAACTATATATCGCTTGAAATAAACAAATACATCATCCCTTAACACACTACTACCTTTTAGTTTAGTTGCGCTATTAACTAATTCGTCTATATTGTCTATTCTGTCTTGCCAGTATTTAGTCATTTGTTCGTTAGCTAAACTCTTATCTGCTTCATAACCCTCTACAAGTAGTTTCTTAGCGTATTCTAAGCCCTTTGACGGGTCTTTAGCTTTCTTTGGTATCTTACCTTCGGTTGTTAGTTCATTGTATGCTAATGAGCCTAAATCAAAGCAATGTCCGTTGCGTTTGAAGTAGTTATATTCTCTTTCTGTGGCGGGAATCATTATAGGTATGCTGTATTAAATTTAGGTTTATGCTTTATAATCATTAGCCTCTCTATTCTAAATATATCTTTTATGTTTTTATTTGCAATTTCAGCGCAGAACCATAATACCTCATTAAAGTCAATGTCATTATTATCGTAATGTTCTGATATTCTTTTTTTTATACACTTACTCATACCTATATAAACTAACTCACCATCTTTAAATAAGTGGTATATTCCTAATGATTCTGGAATAAC